TCAGCGGGTTCCCTGGAGGGATGGTGGTCTTGGCTTCGGCGGACTCTTGATGGTACGGGTTCTTTTCTTCCGTCTGGCTAGAAATGGGACGGGTTCGGTGGTCTTGATATCTAGCTGTGACAGTTCCTCGGGTGTTCTCTTGTCCAGGATGTATGTCCCATCGTACCCGAGGTCGACTATCACGTCCTTTTCATCAAAGTGTATCTTTTCCTCTAGTCCGTACTCACCGTACAGTTCTTGGGACGCCTCTCTGGACCTGGTTACCCATATCCCTTTGGCGTCTCCGTACCTTCTTCTGAACTCGGCTAGCACTTTGTCCCAAGTGGTGGGTTTGACCCCTAGGAACTTGGCTACTTCGCCCTTGGTGCTTTCGTTGCCTAGTTCGTGGTACTCGAAGTCGAGGACTTTCTAAGCTATACTGGCGTCTTCTCGTCGTCCCCCGGAGTAGTCGCCGATTTCTCCTCTACGATATCCTGTGGGCATGTCTTTGTGTCCTCGCTTACCGTCTCAGCACTGACACTATCCTGTTGGTCGGCACGCTTCTTCTTGTCAGGAACAGTTTCCCTTTGTACCTTCCTTGTCGCGCCTCGGGGTCGGGGTCGGGAATGAGGGTAAATCCTGCGAGGTCTAGCTTCAACACTACCCTTCTCTTCCTTTGTTCCCTGTCTGGATGGAATCTCATCCTGTGCCTGGAGAAGGTCACGGCTAACGCTTGGTCGGTAGCGATGTACACGGGCGCTGCTATCTTCCCTGCTTGCCCGATCGCTTGATACAGGGCGGGTGAGGTTCCGTGGTAGTAGTATCTTTTCACTGTTGCCTCTATGGTACACAGTCGGATTGTACCTTGTCAAGGGGGTCTTGACAAACCGCCCCAAATTTGATATGATATAGTGCTTTACTGCAACAAGACACCCCATGAGGATGCTCCCTCGCTTGGGGTGTCTTGGTGACAACAACCATGGCTACTGCGACGAGTAAACGATACCTCTGCCCCGAGTGTGGCGGTGGTATGGTCAAAGCGGGGGTGGTGCCGACGAACCGGACTGGAACCAAGAAGAAGCAGCAGTGGCTGTGTCGTAACTGCCGCAGGCGCACCCTGAACCCAATCAAGAAGGGTGTATCCACCCAGCAATAATAATATGTACGCTATGACGCGTATGCGAAGGAGGGCTAAATGGAGCAAGTAGTAGGTGGTCTGGAGACCATACCGGAGTTGTCATGCAACGTACCTGAGAGAATCCATGTTCCATTCAAGCTGGAGTATAAGCAGCTGAGCTTGCAGCAGGGTTGGAACTCTTGCTTTATAGCGATAATCCCGTACTGTTTCAAGTGCAAGGTTCCCTTGGTGTGGCATAGGTACCCCGATGGTGAGGTGTTGTTCCATTGCCCTGAGTGTGGTCGTCGGTGGGTGAAGGGTGATGACTGGAACGAGAATCATAATGAGAACCATAAGGTGTAAGCTGGACGACTCCCGTTTTGGGTGTCTTGTCAGCAGCGGACCCGTCGTGGAGGACTGTGGAGATGGCTAACGACAAGAGCAAGGATCGAACGGTAAGGCTACACACCAGCAGTATGGTGGACTCTATAGCCGACTGGCCTCTCAGTAAAGTCGTAGCCTATCTCAAGAAGAAGGAGTCCGAGAAGCCTATTGCCGAAGTGGACTGCCGTCTTTTTTGTACCTATGGCATGAGGATGTTTAATCCCGTGGTGGACGAGCTGGCTCGATCCTATGGCACGTCTCGCGGTGGGATGTGCCGCTACCTATCCTATCACGGTGTCGAAATAGCCAAGCAGGACAAGTTGATCATTGACCTCGACGTCTTAGCCGACAAACTCCGCAAGAGAGTGCTGGATGAGGACAGTCCAAGTCTTAACAATATCCAGAACAGTGCCGTCTCTTACTCCCCTAGGGAAGTGGACAATAGCCGTGTCAGCGTCTATGTCTACAGTTCGTGGGTGTCGTCTGGGTTCACCCATTACGGTCGAATATGCGGAGTGGCTCCTGCCCAGGTAGCGCAGATTTACATGGTGAAGTCTATCCTCACCTCCGACTCCTCTGCACTGGTCGGAGTAGCGAACAGGCTGCAGGCAGAGTCCGATTGGTGGGGCAAATGGATGAGGTACCGTCTTACTGTACTGGAGGTTTCGTCGGCGGCATGGGAAAGTTGACGGTTTTATTTCCGCCCCAGCCGTGTTACCGTGTCACACAACACGGTATATTATGTCAACCAATGTGGTTTCCCCCTTACTCTGTAAGGGGGAAACTGATTACCGTGTTACCGTGCTCTTATATATACTAAGATAAGAGGGTCTGGGAGAGAGTGGGTGAGTGGTTGACAGGGTGGGTGGGTGTGTGGTATGATGGAGCAAGGAGGTGAGTTATGGTAATGACTAATGAAAACACTGTGCTGTGTCCTGAGTGCGGTGTTGAGATGCGTACTTCAGGAAAAATATGGTCGGGTAGGGTGTACAAGCAACGTTATGCTTGCCCAGGCTGTGGGCGGAAGACAGTTATGCCCAAGTCAAACTCTAGAAAGAGGGGTAGCTGATATGGTGAGTTCGTCTATTTCAGTTAGACTTGGTGGAAGACTCTATGAGGACGCACTTGACATCTATCGAGATATTGTTCGGGCTGTTTCTCCTGAGTGGGTGCATTGGCGTCAGTGCATCGAGGCTACAGGTTCTATGGTTGCTAATATCGCTGAGGCCAACGGCAAGCACAGAGATGGTGGTAAGTATTATCAGAACTTTATGCTTCACGCACGTGGCTCTGCATTTGAGGCGGTAGCTTGGTTGGAGATGGGTGTCGTGCTGGGTGCTGTCTTGGAAGAGGAGGCACACAGCCTTGGTGAAAAGTTGTTAGAACTTGGTGAGTGTCTGCTCCGGGAGGTCGTTTCGTAGGGAATGTTTGTTGATATCTTTAACACTGACAAGAAGTACCGGGTCATCTATGCAGATCCGCCTTGGTGTTACCGTAACAAACGGACTGGTGGATCGATGAATAGTGGTTCGGCTTCCAAGTATCCTGTGATGACGTTGGAGGAATTGGCGGAGTTGCCTGTACCTGAGATAGCCGACAAGGACTCTGTGCTCTTTCTGTGGGCGACTGTTCCCTTGCTCCAGGAGGGTGTCATCCTCCTGAATATGTGGGGGTACGGGTATAAGACCTCCCTGTTCTGGCGGAAGATTATGTCGCTGGGTATGGGCTTCTGGTTCCGCGGGCAAGTTGAAGTTTGCCTGTTGGGGGTTCGCGGTCATGTTAAGCCTTTCCGAATGCAGAGGTCTAATTTCGTGCAGACAAAAGCCCTGCGTCATTCCGAAAAGCCAGAGGAGGTGAGACAGTTGATTGAGGCTACGGGGTTGGAGCCGAGGATAGAGCTTTTTGCCCGCCAAGAGGTTTACGGTTGGGACTGCTGGGGCAACGAGGTGGGGAAGTGAGCAAGAAGCTACCGATAATCTTTGATTTTTGGGCTTGCCAGAGACCGCTTACCCATAGGTGGGGTTCGGGGCAGGTCTTTGAGCGGATAGCCAAGCAATTCGGGGAACCCGATGTCGCTTTTGGAAAGACGGATGGCATACCTGGCAATGTAGCCTACGTGGATCTTGAGAACGGGTTTGATTGGTTGTCATTGCCATTCGGTGATGATCTGTTTGAGTTCGGTTATTGGGATCCGCCTTATGATAAACTGTACAAGCGAGAGGGTCAGGAGATATGGAGGTGTGTCAGGCGGCTGGCTATACTGCACACTTATATTTGGCCTAAAGCGTGGCTGGTTGGGGCGGTGCGGGAGGCGATGGTGGCTGTCACTTTTGGCCCAATGAAACAGATTAGATGTCTTCAGGTGTTCAGGAAATGACGAACAACGGTGCGTCCCCGTCCGATTTGCTGGAAACAGGAGACCGATTCCCGGGTTGGTATCCTGGGCAAAGGGACCTATTGCTGGAGTGCTTGAGCTGGTACTATTCCTCTGACCAGTTTCTTGGTGTGTCGTTGCCAACGGGGTCGGGGAAATCATTGCTGGCGTTGCTGATGTCCAAACTCACTGGGGTTCGAGCCGTAGTTCTGACTGCCACCAAAGGTCTCCAGGCACAGTATATTGATATGGCCAAAGGTTTAGGCGCCGTCAAGGTGATGGGGCGCAACAATTTCCGTTGCCTTCTAAGCCCCGACTCTACAGCCGAGGACGGAGTCTGCAACCTCGGTATCGCCTGCGACCTACGTGACCAGTGTCCCTATCGCCTTCAACTGGAAGCTGCCCGTAAGTCGTCTCTCGTTATCACCAACTATGCCTACTGGCTGGCACAGACCAACTATACCGACGAGGGCTTGGGTTCGACGAGCCTTTTGATTTGTGACGAGGCCCACATGGCCTTTTCCGCTTTGGAGGGGTTCTTAACCGTATTTATCTCCCACGCCGATATACACCCTCTCGGCATCACCTTCCCGGTAGTGGAGCCCGACCAGCGTCAGCAGGGGTGGCGTGTCTGGGCTGAGTCTGCTAGGGAGGTCGCCAGCACAGAGGCGTCTCGCCTTGGTTCCGAGGTCAGGTCGGTCCGCCATGACAAGAGCATCCCGCCCGCTCCGCTTGTCCGTGCTGCCCGTCGCGCTAATGGGTTAGTGTCCAAGCTCGGTCTGTTGTCGGGCATCAACGAGCAGTGGGTTGTCCAGTGGACACAGAGCGGCTGCCGTTTCGTTCCTAAGTGGGTTGCTCACCACTCCGAAGACCTGTTCCACACCGCCGAGGTTCCCAAGATAATTCTCATGTCGGCTATCCTTTCACATCGAACCGCCGACTACCTCGGCGTTCCCGAAGACCGTTATTGGGTGGAAGCGGACAGCTATTTTCCTGCCGAGAACACGCAGATATGGCATATACCGACTGCCCGCATCAACTACCGCACGGGAGACATGGAGACCAGGCTGTGGGTATCTCGCATCGACCAGATTATACAGCGGAGGCTAGACCGCAAGGGTATAGTGTTCACGGTGTCCTATGAGCGGGCAAGGCTACTGCTATCCCGTTCCCGTTTCAAGGACATTATGCTGTCCCATTCCACGGGGGACGTTGTTCAGGTCGTGGAGCAGTTCAAAAAGGCTCCTCCGCCGGTGGTGCTGGTGAGTCCTAGTGTGACTACGGGATATGACTTTCCGCAGGGGGACGGCTTGCCGCAGTACCTTGTCGTGGGTAAATTGCCCTACCCTGATACTTCTGAGCCCGTAACCAAAGCTCGTCACGAGGAAGATAAGGACTGGACTTCCTATCAGGCGATGGAGACGCTAATTCAAGAATCAGGGAGAATATCGCGTTCGGCCGGAGACCGTGCCGAGGTGTTCGTACTCGATGACAATATCCGCTGGTTTATGAGGGTCTATGGTCAGTTTGCCCCCGCGTGGTTCAGGGAAAGATATCGTGGGACGATGGACACTGTTCCTAATCCGCTGGTTTAGGGAGACCTTGACAAATCTCGACGACTATGATATACTCGTATGTATCCTGTCTGAGTTATGTATCAAGCTGTTCAGATAAATCAATTCGGGTAAATCTCAGATAAATCATGGAGAAAGGAGGGTATAGGATGTGTATCATATAGGTCTCGACCTTACTGACGACCAGGTTCAGAGTCTCAAGGAAGCAGCTCTGAAGCGGCGCATCAGTGTGAAATCGCTGGTGTCCGACCTCGTGACCGAGTTCTTGGGCGGTCGGTCTGGTGAGTCCGGAGTAGGTAGTGAACCTGCGGCTAAAGCGAAGCAAAAATAAAGCGAAGCAAAAATAAAACATAGAGGAGGAAAACAAAGAATATGGCAGAAAAGAAAGCATCTCTACGGGTAGGAGATTTTGTTGATGCTCTACCCATCCCGGTGGACGGCAACTTTGAGTGGAAAGAGTGCCGTTTCGCCCTGTTTGACTACACGAAGAAGACGGGTGAGGTCGTGGCGACCACCACCGCTGCTCGTGTAACCTACCAAAACAAGGCTAGTGAGGAGTTTGTCCAGCACTACAGTGTCGGCGATCCTCAGCGTGTCACCCCGTCCAAGGACGGACTGTCTCTGGTGTTGCTTGGCGACAACCAGAACCTCAACAAGTCCAGTAACTTCTTCGTCCTGATGAAGGCACTGGAGGATGCGGGGCTTCCCGAGGACTTTCTGGCCGACGACTTCTCGGCACTGGAAGGCATGGTCACGCACAACATCGGTGTTCCCGAGCCCAAGCGTGAGGGACTGGCTCGTGCCGAGTCCGCAACTCCCGGTCGTGTCCGCATTTTGCCTGTCCCCGACGAGATTGTCACCATGCCCGGTGGCACAAAGAAGGGTGGCAAGACTTCTGCGAAGAAAGCGGAGAGTTCCGAGGACCTAGTAGCCGAGGCGATGACGATGCTGACCGAACTTACCGCCGACGGTAAGGGCGTCACCCGGAAGGAACTCGCCAGTCGTGCAATCAAGGACAAGAGAGCGCCTGTCGCTACGATGGCCTTCAAGCTGACCGACGAGCGACTCGCCGAGGGTGGTTTTGTGGCGGACGAGGACGGCATGATTACCTCTGCGGAGTAGCCGTTTCACTCTGCTCATCAGCGATAACGGCTGGTGAGCAGGAATGAGATGACAACGGTAGCGGCGATAATGAGGAAGAAGCTCGGCGGGCTAGGACTTGTCGCTTGCCTGCTTGCGTTGATGGTGGTTGTGGTGGCATCGTCCGTGGTTCGTGGTCTCGTGACAGGAGAAATAGGATGCGGAGAGCTTTGCAGGTGGGTTTGGCGACGTGACTGGGACGAGTTCCTGTCCAGAGTTCTCGTGGTATCGGGAGTGTTCGGACAATGATTATTGACTACACCTTTTCATTTCTACCTCCTTTTTGAAATAGGTGGGGGGAGTTCTTTGCGCTCCCCCTCGCCGACAAACTGGAAGAAGAAAAGGTGTATAATGGTTAGCTGAGAAGAAGGAGGCGTATATGAAGAAACTGTTTAGCGGAAGGTTTCACCTTCACAAGGTACCTATGGCTGTGTTCGTTGTGCTGCTAATCGCTCTGGTGTTCACGGGTACGGTTTTTGCTACAACGTACACCCTGTGGTCGGGAACTGCGACAGTCATCGTCACCGAACCCATCACCATACTCTGGGGTAGTACGCAGGAAACTTGCACCCACGAGCTGTCCGAGTTGCCGACTGCTTATGGTCTGTGTCCTGGTGGGTGTTGGCGTACGTGGTTCAAGATTTCCAGTGCAGCATCAAACGACTTAACGGTTAGGGTCACGGTCAACAGTAGCGACCCTGCGGTGACGGTTAACTTTACGGGTAACCTTGCAGGGTCCGGGGTGGTCGTGAACGATGCGGCTGCGACTTATGTCGAGATGTTGATTTGTGCTGATAATTCAACGGAGGCCGATAGCTACATCGTCGCTATCGAGTTTATGCGGGGGTAGCAAATGAAAAAGTCGTTGCTTTTGGTCGTATTACCTCTGGTCATCTTCTTAGCTTTGACCGTTCCCTTTATCGTCTCGGCGGACGCTCCGCCGGATAATGCCGTGGCTGTAACCGTCATTGGCGACGGCACTTGGGAGGACGGTCACCTTTCCGTCTCCCTGTTCCCTGGCGAGTTGAGACTGCTCTTTGTAGCTGTCCACAACAACCTAGACCAAGAACTCTGTGTCTCCGTCGTTGTTAGTCCAGAGTGCATTATCGACAGTGACGTTGTCGCTTGTGTCTGCCCCGGCGAAGTTGATTTGGCTGCTGGTGAGAGTTGTGCTTTCAACCTGACCGTCGAGGCTAGCGGTGCAGCTCCTCCTGGAGCGTTCTCTTTTAACCTGTCGGTTGAGGCTGATACGGAGATAACTGAACCTGGGTCGGATGAGCCTGAGCCTGAGCCTGAGCCGGAGGAGGGGATTCCCGACCGTTTGTCGGCATCCGTGGTGGATGTTGTAACAACCGCGGGAAGCACTAACGAGGTTACAGCCACCGTGTACGACGCGGAGGATAATCCGTTGCCCGGCGTGTTTGTAAACTGGTTGGTTACAAGCGGCAACGCCACATTCGCTGACAAGGATACTATCACCGACAGCGATGGTGAGGCTGTAGCCGATGTGTTGTCTAATACCGCGGGAAGCTCTGTCGTGAAGTGTCAGGTGGCGAGCAATACGTCTATATTTGACACTGTCACGTTGGTCTGGACAGCTGTGGCAGACGGTGATGGCGACGGAGACGGCGACGGGGATGGTGCTACTGTCCCGAAAAAGGGACTGCCCGCGTGGCTGGTGTTCATAATCGGCGTTGGCATTATCGGTGCTGTGTTCGGTGGGTTCATATACTATCGCCGTTGGCAGGCTAGGAAGTCCAGTCTCGCCGACCCGTTCGCAGGGATAAAGACGGGTGAAGAGGGTGAAAGGGACGAGGATAAGCTGGATCTGGATTAGGCGAGGAGAATCGAGAATGGTAACAATCAAAATAGATGAGTATTTGGTTGTCAATTCGTATAGCGGGTCTAGACGTTGGTTGTCAAAGCGGCCTAATCGCCCAAAGGCTAATGAAATCCTCATTCATATTAAGGGGACGGTGAAGTACCCAGAGCCTATCTTTGTGGCTGATTTTGGAGAACTCACCATCAGTGAAGCCGAAGTCTTTGCTCAGGCGAAGATGGAATGATTTAGGAAATGACCGAGACGATTAAGTTGCCAAAAACGAAGTGTGGGAACGAGGTACTGATGAGGCGTGAGGGTAAACTCTATGTGTTTTGTCCGTTCTGTGGCAAGGAACTGTTGTCCGCTTGGCAGAATGTGGGGCAAGATGACAGTAATCCTGTGCGTTTTTGCCGAGGTTGCGATACGGCTTGGATATGGCAGATTTATTGAACAGGAGATGGGGTGAATGGAACTACTCTACCAGAAATCAATAGACCTTGAGCGGGTAGCCGACCTGTGCGAACCGGGCATCGAGCGTGAGAAACCCGAGCCTAGAGACCATTCGGCGTGGCACGTCACCAATCTACTTGAAGCGTCCCGCCTGATAACGAAGGGGAAACCATGTTATCCCGAAGGCAAAGAAGCTCCGTCTGGGATAATGTCTCTGGGTCGGATTTGGGAGACCGCGGTGGACTGCTACCTCGCCGACCACGTCAGAAGGGAAATGGGTGGCGAATTTATGCCTGACGTTCTACTTGAGAAGGACGACATCTGTGGCTCTCTGGATGGGATGATATTTGGAACAGAAGAAGGCATGGTCGCCGAATGCAAATTGCGGTTCACGCTGAACCTTGAAATCCCGATGAACCATCTCCGCCAAATCCGAGCCTACTGCCATCTAGCCGATACTGATACCGTGTGCTATGTCTCTGGTCACATATCCACTACCCCGCCTATGGCTCAGGCTCTTTTGAGGGTTATCCGTTTCACGCAGCTGAGTATAGAGGAGACGTGGCAGGGGATATTGAACACTAAGAAGTATCTAGAGGGTTTGGGGGTTGGTCCCACAGGTAATGGCGGGGGTGTGGTATGAAATTTTGGCTCGCCGATTTGGTGTTGGGTGTGCAACTGAGGTTTTGGGAGTGTTCCCTTACACCCTTGTTCATAATCACTTCCCTTGTCGGTCGTATTTTTGCACGAGATTACGCTGCTACCATAGCGCTGTGGGTGTTGGAAAAGCGGCTATTACCACTGGCACAGTGTCGGTTTGTATTGTGTTACGGGAGTGTGATAAGTAGGATTGATTATCTGATTGCAGGGAAAGATTTGTAAAGGAGGAATAATGGTACAAAAAGCAAATGAAACGGTAATACAGCAACTGAAATCTATGGGGTTCTCGGAGGATTATATCGCAACGCCCCGCCGACTGGTGATTTCGCTGGAGGGCAAGGCCAAAAGCGGAAAAACTCACTTTGCTCTGACGGCTCCTGAGCCTATCATCTACTTTAATGTGGACATTGGCACTGAGGGCGTGGTCGGCAAGTTCCAAGAGCAAGGAAAGCAGATACTGATATACGATGTCCGTGTCCCACGCGAGGCAAGCAAGGATTTATGGTCGCAGATGTGGAGTGACTTCAAACAACGCGTCCGCAAAGCCTATGGCATCCAGTCGGGCACGATTGTCTACGACACGGCCAGCGAGGTGTACGAGCTTGCTAGGTTAGCACATTTTGGCAGGCTGACAGAGGTCAAGCCGTCCGACTACGCCGTTGTGAACAACGAGTGGCGCGAAGTTATGCGCTTGGCCTACGACGCCCCAGTGAATACGATATTCATTCACAAGGTCAAGGCCGTGTGGGGCATGGTAGCAACCTCCAGTGGACGCAGTTCTCTCGCAAGGACTGGCGAGTTTGAGATGGCAGGTTTCACCGAGATGGAGTACCTGACTCAAGCCAATCTGGTGATGGGTTGTGAGTTCACCGAGAGTGGCCCTGAGTTTTCTGCCTTCCTCAAGAACTGTAGGCATAATCCAAATATCTCGGGAACATTGCTGGAAGGTGAAATGTGCAGCTTCGACTTTTTACTGTCCCTCGTGCATGGAGACTAGGATGTTCCCTAGCGAGTACACAGTAAGGCAACGCCTTTATAGGTATTTCCGCCAGCTTGTCACTCTGCCTTGGAGTCCAAGGGGTAGAACACTGAGGATTGAGCGACTGATGGAATCCACGGGCGAGGAGAGGGACATTTGCGCTGCGATAGTGTACAGTCAAGACCTCAGCCTTGGAAGGTCACTGCTGGGCGAGGAGGTGGATGATGCTGGCAGGATAGCTCGTAGGCTCGAGCGGGGAGAGATAACTTTGCCTGTGGACAGGGACTAGTCGAATGATCATACTCTGTAGCAATTTGCCCAATGACCAGGATATGATAAAGGCTTTGGGGAGAGACGCTTTCCCCCTACCTCTGTTCACCGACTGTTGCTTCATGGGCGTGGGCGACGACGGCTCGGCTCTCACCATAGCCGTAGAGCGCAAGAAGATAGGCGACTTGGCGCAGTGCATGAACGATGGTCGCCTTGTCCATCAGATGCAGACAGCCAAAGAGAACAATGCCGACGTGTTCGTGCTTATCGTAGAGGGTCGTTACCGTCGCAACCCGGAGGACGGTCTGTTGGAGATTCCCGTGTGGAGAATCAATCCCCGTACCGGCAAGCGGGCCGAGTTCTGGGATCCCGTCAAGCCTATCACGCAGTTCTCCCGATTTGAGCAGTACCTTTTCGAGCTGGACTGGCTGGCTGGAGTGGTTGTCAAAGAGACGGAGAATGTCCAAGGTACAGCCGACACTATCAAGGCTATCTACGACAACTTCCAGCGAAGCCCCGACCGACACCAGTCTCTCAAGCAGTTCTTCGCCGACCGACCTCCGACCGTGCTTCTCTCCCGACCCGGACTTGTTCGACGTGTAGCCAAGGAACTGGACGGGGTAGGCTGGGTCAGGTCGGGAGATGTAGCTAAGAAGTTCCCGACGGTGAGGGATATGGTCGACGCCGACGTGAAAGACTGGATGTCCATTCCCGGTATTGGTAAGAAGCTGGCTGGGGAGATTGTGAGGTCTCTACAGGTCGGGAAATAGTCTCCCGACCTATACCGACTATCCCCGACGTATAGGGTGTCCCCCGACGTATCTCCGTTCCCGATGGGGGTATATTGTAGCTGTTCCCGACGCGTTTGTAGCTATACCCCGACGGGGTTGTGCATAGGTATCCCGACGGGCGTAGGTCGGGCTAGATTGGGGATAGGTCGGGGTTCACCAGTTCCCGTCGAGAGTCCCGACGTAGTAGGTTATCCCCGTCGGCTCTGTGGGTATCTATGTCGGGAGAGTGCTTCCCGACGCACTTACTTATAGGTGTCCTCGTCGGGGATGTCCTCCCGTCGGTAGTGCTTTCCCGTTGGGGCTAAATTTTCTCGATTTTCTCTAACATTATGTCAAAAACCCCTTGACAGCACTGTGGACAGTGTGGTAGAGTATAGTTAATGAACAAAAGAAAGGAGAGGAGCAAAAATGGATAATGTGAAACTTACATGGAAGGACAGGGTGTGGTACATTATACCGTTCATCAATGTCGCTATCTCAATGCACCAGGGGGATAGAAGCAACAAGGTACTCGCTTGGTTGATGGTGTACAACCTCGTCCTCGCAGCCGTACTGCTGCTGGTGTTCGGTGGATAGGAAGGGACGTTGAAAAAGATACTGTGAAGGAGGGAGCAAAGAGAATTACTGAGAAATTTAGCGTGAAAGAGAACCTGAAGAAGCTGTTCCGTGACATGATTATATACTTCGTGCTGGCTATCGGGTGCGTCATCGGCGCCCTGTTGCTAATCGGCGGTGCGTTGCTTGGTGTTGCGGGAGCAGTTTTCGTCGTGATTAGAGTGCTGGTCGAGAGTAGAGAGGAGGGTATAGAGGCGGAGGAGTCTGGGAAGGAGGACAAGGAAGAGTGACAGCATTACAGTTTTCTTTTATACTGGTTTTCCTGCTGGGATTATTCGCAGGAGCTTACATAGCCAGCGGGTCTTTCCGTGAGCGTGTCAACAGGGGCGTCGGGAAGTTCGTCCGAGGGCTTGAGAAGCTCGGCAGCGAGAACGAGACGAAGTCCAAGGCTAAGTCCAGGAAAGGGAAAAAGGCAAAATGACCGCTCAAGAGATAGAGAAGGCTGATGCAGAGGAGGAGAAATGACTAAGGAAGAAATCGGTGAAGCAATAGAAAGAGTAGCTCTTCAAGATTTAATGGAAGCAGGAAAGAGCAAAGCAAGGCAGGATATATGCTTGGATTGTCTAGACCGCCGATGCGAGTCGGGACGAGTGTGCAAGGAGTTCTTGCGGCGTTCTAAGAGCTACGCTTGGGAGATTGCGTCTGAGAAGGCGGAGTTGAATTGAAACAGGGAAGGAGAAAGGAGAGGTAAGCAATATGAGTAGCAACGACTTTCTAACAGTGAGCGAGGTAGCTGAACTGCTTCGAGTGTCCGACGAGACGGTGTACCGTCTCTGCCGACGGGGGGAGCTAAAAGCGTCCCGTGCCGGTATCCAGTGGCGCATTAAGCGTACCTCTGTGGACGAGTACCTGAGCAGAGGACAGGAGGGTTATCAAGTGTCGATGAAAGAAGAGACAAAGGAGGCGAAGTAATGATAACCATTCCACTCTGGGAACTCATAGTCTTTGTCCTGTCTGGCGTCGCCCTGGGAGCGGTCATCGTGATGGTGTCATCCTCCCGTAGAGCTGTCCCCGCTAGCGCTGAACCAGAGAGTAGGAAGGTAGTCAAGACCACACCGCTCATAGCCCGGCGTGAATCTCTACTGCAACCAAAACCTAAGTCTGGTACGCTGTCCCCGGAGGAGCGGATGGAACGCGTTACAACGTTCCTCAAGAAGCGCATATCCAGCAAAAGAAGCGTGACCGTAGACGAGGCAGCGAAATGCCTCAGCACTTCCCCGAGACGGGTTCGCAGACTTTTGGACTCTGGCGCTCTCATCGCTATCCCCTTACAAGCGGGTGGCCGCCGTGTCTCGGCTGTGTCCGTGTACGACTTGCTGGTTCGCACGGGAGCGATAGGAGAGAAGACGGCTGGAGAGTCGGAGCTGCGAGGGGTGACGGAGGAGCAGAAGCTGGTCAAGGAGATTGTTGAGGGCGAGTCTAAGCCGTCGCCCGGGAGTCAAGAGGAGCTACAGGAGAAAGAGAAGCCTACCCCTACAGCGAGACAGATGTACTGGTATCATGTAGAAGGTCACGATGAACCTTTCCGCAGCATCCGTGAAGCGGTTCAGGCTTGTGGCTTGGATATAGTCTGCACTGGCTGGGGGGAGATACCGAAGAATATACGGTCGAAGATTAGACGTGAGAGAGTTCAACAACAGGAGGGAGCAAATGGAAAACAGGAAACTAGAGCAGAATGACAATGGCGACGGTGATGGAGAGGATGAGCCGATAGACTGGACAGATTTATTCGAGCTAGCTGTACTATGCCCTGCGCCTGTAGACTACGACAATGACAGGGAGCTGGATATGGTGCTGTCAGGAGTCGAACCCGTTCCCAGTTTGCAGGGTACGGTGTTTTCTTGAGAGGTGAGAAGTGAGAGAGACTAAATATAGATATTGGGATGGCGAATTCCAGCAAATGTGCGATGTTAGGGTTATTGTTTGGCACAACAACTATGAGAACCCCGAACTGTTGGAGCCAAAGTGAGGAGACTACGATTTCCCTGCTGTGTTCCGCTCTTGGGTATAGCAATCCTTGTTGCTATAGTCGTTTTACGGTATGTGGGATGCGGGTAGAAAGGAAGGATGGTTAGAAAGAGTGATGGCTAATTCGTGGGAGATATTGGGTGTGTCACCCGATTCCAGCGAGTCGGAAATCAAGCACGCTTTCCGCCAGAAGGCTTTCGAGGTACACCCTGATGTTGGCGGCAACGCTGAGGAGTTCAGGAAATTGTACGCGGCTTATGAGGAGTGTCTGCACAGGGTTGCCCCATGCGCAGAGATAAACTTGGACGAGATGTTCAGTGGGTTTCCTTCGCTGTTAGTCATACTCAAGGCTATGTGCGTTGACTCTTATCTTGACTCGCTCAACGGACTAGAGGACTTGATAGGCACGAGGGTTCACTTCACCTTTGGGGGCAAACCGTCGCCAAGAGCCGCAAAGCCGAAAGAAATAGGGGAGGGGGATAATAGTCAATAATGCCAATAGCAGGGGTCAAACAATACCGTTCTTTTGGGCCACCACCGCCTCTGCCTGACCCCGACACCATACCGTTCCCCGGCAACCTTGTCCGGTTATGCCGGGATTGTAACCTGGTAACCAAGTGCCGAGCACCTGTCCCGGGAGAGAACATAGACCCATCCGTTGACATAATGCTTGTCGGGCAGAACCCTGGTTTTAATGAAGACCAGCAAGGCAGACCGTTCATCGGTCAAGCTGGGCAGTATCTTGACTCACTACTATTTCAAGCTCGCGTTCCACGTGATAGCGTGGCGATAACCAACGTGGTCAAATGTCTCACTCCCGGAAACCGTCAGCCGTCTCCTGTTGAGATTAAAGCCTGTTCCAAGTGGCTTGACCTAGAAGTGGAAACCGTCGACCCGTACATTATAGTGGCAATGGGGAGACCAGCCATAGTCCATTTTCTCGGACCCGGTGCTGGTTCTCTCGACCAGCTCAACGGGAGACCTGTCCAAGTCGGTAACAGGGTCATTCTCCCTATGTACCATCCCGCCGCTGCTCTACACGATACAGCTAGACTGCGACAATGCTCCGAGGCATTTCAAGTGTTGCGTGAACTTGTCAACGGTGCTACTTGGCGTTCATTCCATCCCCGAGACGAATATCCCAATCCCGAGTACCGTGTCGCCGATACCCCTGCTCTACTGAAGAAGATGCGGGACGAGGCGCATGATACAGGGGAGTTTGGACTGGACACGGAGCAGTGTCGGGGTGAACCGTGGAGTTATCAGATTAGTGCTACTCCCGGGACGGCTTGGTTTGTCCCGATAAAGGGTAGCCGTAATGGTCGCATTGATTTTACCGATTGGGCGGCTACTGCTATCGTTCACTATTACCTCCACGACGTCCAGTATGTTGATTTGAGAGATGACGGGTTCGTGGATTCTCTGGTCTTGGCCTACTTGACTGGCCAACCTCAAGGTCTAAAGGAGCTGGCTCACCGCCTGTGTGGGATTCAGATGGTATCCTACAGCGAAATGGTTCGTCTTGGACAACAGGAGTTGTCCTTCGATTATCTGCAGAGGGCTTTGAAGCGGGAGTGGCCAGACCCTCCACTGCTAGAGGAGACTAGATGGGATAATCGTAAGGGGGAAATCGTTACCAGGCAGAAGAAACCGTGGAACATATCACGGAAGGTGAACAAGATGCTTGGTGACTTAGACGGGGACCCCAGCGTCGACCTGTGGGGTCGCTGGCACAAGATTCCCGGGGAGGAGAGAGCTGTCATGGAGTCCGTGCTGGGAGCCATGCCTGAGTCGTCCTTGGCAGATATTCCGTTCGATGACGCTATGGCTTACGCTTCAAGAGATGCCGATGCCACCTTGCGTGTTTACCATAAGCTGAAAAAGATAATCGACAAGTTGGGTCTTAATTTCGTCCAGTACACCGACTTGGGGATACTGCCGATGGTGAACGCTATGATGGAGAACGGTATGGCTGTCAATTTAGACCATTACCGTCGACTGTCAAAGGAATACGACCATCGTCTCCGTCTCGGTGCTGCTGAACTGGCTGCTATGGTCGGTCACTCGTTCAATCCTGCCAGCTCGCTGCAAGTGGCTACCGTCGTCTACGAGGAGCTTGGTTTCAAACCGACCAAGTTCACTACTACTGGACTGATTTCCACCGACGATGCGGAGCTCAAGAAAACGGGACATCCCGTAGCCGAAGGGGTTATCCGCTACCGCGGAATCCAGAAGTTGAAGTCCACCTACGCCGACAATATGCTCGGGTCGGCTTACCCCGACAGCGCAGGTGTACCTCGTATACACACAAAGTTGAACACTACCAGGGTAGAGACGGGTAGACTAAGTTCATCCAAAAACGACGATGGTACAGGAGCCAACTTGCAGAATATCCCCACCCGCAGCAAGGAAGCCAGAGCGATTAAAGACGGGATTATCGCTCCCGACGGCAGGTTGTTGCTTGAAGGCGACCTGAAACAGATTGAACTTAGAACTCAAGCGCATCTTGCTAACTGCAAAGGGCTGATAGAGTTATTCTTATCAGGTAAAGACCCGCATACTACCACTGCTTCTCGACTGTTCGACGTTCCCTACGAGGAGGCATCAAGAGATAAGTACCGTTATCCGTGCAAGAGAGCAGGATTCGGAATCATCTACATGATAGGCGCTCACGGGTTATCCACGCAAATTAACGAGTATATCGCCGACCTCAAGATGGAAGGCGAACCGGTGGACGTTGACCCGTGGGACGAGGAGACCTGCCAGAAGTTCATCGACGAGTACTATGCACTGTACCCCGAAATCAGGCATTACCAGAGGGCGGAACTGGCTCATGCGAGACGCCACGGGTATGTACAGGATATGTTCGGACGGATACGCTACATTCCCGAAGTCTCCTGCCCGATAAGGTCTATTCAGGAGTCGGGTGCGAGGATGGCTGCGAATTTCAGTGTGACCTCAACGGCACAGAATATCATCAAGATGGCTATGGTCGAGTTGTGGAACGGGTTGCCTGAGACGATATGGAGAGATGCGAAAGTGCTTATGCAGATACACGACAGTTTGCTCTACGAGACGCCTGATGATGAAGAATACTTGCGTGGATTCGTTCCCTGGGTCAAGAAGATTATGACAGGGGTAGCGGTTCTGCGTGTGCCGATAGATGTAGATTTTAAGGTGGGGAAAAAATGGGGGTCAATGGTGAAATACAAGGAGGGCGATAATGGCTAA